GCGCATGGCGTAGAGCTCATTCAGTGAAAGATGGGGTGGCATCACGCCGCTCCTACTACCTAAGGAATGACAAAGAATAAAGCCGTAGATACATGCGCACGCTCACGCATTTATATCTTGCAGGTGGTGGATTGGCGGGTCTATCCTATGTCGGCGCGTACGAGTGTTTAGAGCGCGAAGGCCGCCTCAACACCATCATGCACTTTGGAGGCGTGAGTATTGGCGCGCTTTTTGCCGCACTATTCGCGATGCACATAGATGTGAATGAATTGCGAGATTACGTTCGTGCTTTTGCGTCCTCCCCTGATACGACCAGCATTCCCGTGGCGAGTCCGATGGACATTTGGAACCATTTCGGATACGCCGAGGTAGATCCCTATCTTGCAAAGCCCATCCAACATTTCTTGAAAGCCAAATACGGTTATGTGGCGCCCCAGATATCGTTCGTGGAGTTTGCCAAGCTCACGGGAAAGACCCTTGCGGTAACTGCAACCAACCTGGCGACGAACAAGATGCAGGTATTCTCGGTGGATCATACGCCACATGCGTGTGTCATCCGTGCCGTATGTGCATCCGCGTGTGTGCCGTTTTTGTTCAAGCCGGTTCTCATCGACGACGACGCTTACGTGGATGGTGGCGTATCGTCGGAGCTGCCCCCTCTTCCGTTTGATGAAACCCATGAGAACTCGTCGCTCGCCCTGATCCTTGGACCCGGCCGCGCACTGGCAGCGTCCAACAAGAATCCGACCACATTTTTGGAATACTTGAAAGCGGTCGTGGTGAGTACGTTTGCAAATCTTCGCAGCCTGCGCTTTTATAAGCACAAACTCGTCTTTGAAGATAACCCATTGGACTTTTTGCCGTTGAGTTTCTCGAAAAATAAGATTACCATACAGATCGCACCTGAAAGTGTGGATGCATCCTTCGCGTATGGTTACGATGTAATGTACAAGTATCTCACAAGCACAAAATAGGAGAACCTACGACACAACCACATAATTCACAAATAAACACGAACACAACCAATACAAGTAAGTACAAGCAACACAAACCAACACAGCCATCAGAATTGTCGGAACAGGAATGCCGCACAAACCCCAATCATGGCAGGGAACCGCATGGGACTGTCCCAGCTACCGAGGACGGCAAGCAGTGCCATGCCCACTTTGACCTGTGAAAACTCGATGTTCAGCTGTTTCATGCGCTGATTCATTTTCACCATGTTCTGATCTGTTTTCTTGATCGCCGCAGGGAAAGCGGTGATTTTCTTGATATCTGTACGCGCACGATACGTGAGGAAGTTCATATCTTGGAAGACATCCTCGGCAAACGGCATCAGCAGCGGATAATAGCTGAAGCCAGGATCGAGCATGGTGCAGGTCCCATCCATGAGCGAGAAAATGCGGAAAAGCGACAAGAAGCTCGCATCAATCTTGATGTCAATCTTGGCTTGGCGCACCACGTCATTCTCAATCATGGACATCTTGAGCTTTCCGAAATCCACCGTCTCAAGGTAATCGAAGAACAGGTCAAAGAAGGCGCGCAACTCAAAGATGTCGCCTTCGTCTTTGAGTTCGATGATTTTCATGGTCAGAAGCAACTCCAAAAACTCATCAACGTCTCTTTGGTAAATCGCAACAATAAGGTTGTTGATATTGCTGCGGAAATTGGTGTCTAGTGTTACAACATTACCAAAGTCATAGAGTACAAGTGTTTCACCGTCGTCTAACACACCCACGTTCCCCGGATGTGGATCGCAATGAACATATCCACATGTGACAATCTGGTACAAAAAGAGACTCACAAAGTTTTTTGCCACACGCGCCTTGTTGATTTTCCGCGCGTTCATCCATTCGATATCGCTGATCTTGTGCGACGGGACGTAGTCCATGACCAGCATTGCCGGCGTACTGTGCTCGGGGTACGGACGCGGAATGATGACGTCCATGCCGTCCAGCAGGTCGCGGAAGCGCTCCATATGCTTGAGTTCGCGCTCGTAGTCGAGTTCGCCTTTGAGGAAGGTCTCGTATTGCCGCAAAATCCGGTCAATTTCGATGGCTCGAGGGAACCGCAGCTTCAAGAACACATCATTGATGGCCTTCAGTGTCTCGAGGTCCTCTTTGATGCGCTTGCTCACCCCTGGCTTGAGGACCTTGATGGCGACGGACGTTCCATCCAGGAGCTCGCCGACATGGACTTGGCCAATCGATGCGGACGCCAGCGGTGTTTCATCCACGAAACGGAACACCTCAGAGGCCGGTCGCTTGAGCTCACACTCGATGACATCTTTCACGAGCTCGCCGTCTACAAAATCAATCGCGTCCTGCAGCTTGACGAGCTCGGCACTGAGCTCTTTCCCGATGATGTCCGAGCGCGTCGACATGAATTGCCCCATTTTGATGAACGCAGGGCCGAGCTTGATCATCTCTTCGCGCATCCATATGCCGATGTCGCGATCGGTTTGCTGCTTCATGATGAAGCGCGCTTGAGTGCCGAGCGCAAATTTCCAAATGGCAAACGGTGAGTTCTTTGGAATGTTTGGTGACTTGAGAGATTCGCAGGATGGTTTTATTTTAGCGGCGCTCCTTTGCCGATTCAGCGGAGCGCCTTTTGAATTCAAATTCATCTTAAACGTGTCACACAAAACAAATTTAAGACACACTTTATACTAAGAGTGGCGTAGTATCTTTAAACCTTTGAAAGTTTCAAATGGACGAATCTTGTCGACGTGATAGTAATCAATGGTATGTCCATACGAACAAAAATAATCAATTGTCAGGGTTAGGATTCGGGTCAATTGTCATCTAGCTCTACAGTTATGCGATCAAACTTGAATTTTCCAAAGGCTACGTTATGACGTGTAACCTCTGTTGTTAGGCATTTTCCATCTACAATCATAAATGAAGAGAGCATCGTGCATGCGTAGGCATGGATAAAATCGTGTACCATTTCTCTGTATTCACTCGGAATGGATGTAAGGCTCTTTGCGTAATCCCATGATCGTTCAATAATTAGACCGTTTGTTTTTAACTTGGCTTTGATCACAACATCTGGCAAAAATACGGATGACTCGGGTTTTACAATTTCTTTTGTTTTTTGAAATGTATCAAGGAACTTAAAAACTAGTTTGCGTACTTCGTCAAACTCTTGTAGGAGTGGCACTTGCGTTTGCAAGTCAGGAATGGTCATAATATCTTTTGCTAAGTCGTTCATGACCTCTGTGAGGTTTTTGTAATGATTTGACATTTTATAAAAAAAAATTTGTTATCCCTTTAAATACCTTTAACCTTTTAATTTTCCGATGTCAAATGCAGTTTGCAAGGAAAGCTGTTGGAGAAGTCCTTTATGCCTGAAATCCAAAACACGAACTAGTTAAGAAACAGGTATATTCCATATAGATATGGAGGATACTCAAGAATGCCCTTCTTGTAAGAAACATATCAAAATTTGTCATAGACATCCGAAATATATTTGTCGCGAGTGTTTACAAACGTATCCTTTCTTAAACGAGAAAGGACAGGAGGTTATCTTTAGTAATATTGACTGGACCGGTGGATTCGTAAGTAGAGTAAAAGGTTCGGATATATGTGAAGCAGATCATATATGTTTCATTAACGGAATCAAATGCTGGGCGGATGAATTTCGTTTTGGTGGTATAGTTATTGAAGCAATTGATTAACACAAGAAAAGAACATTTTCCAATCGGAAAATTAAAATATTGAATGCTGTTAATTCCAGCACATGATTCCGCTCTACGCCTTTCGAAGTGACTCATGGAGTGACGACACGTATGATGCAGATGACGCACAGGACTTTGACATTGACTACATTTTTCTTGATCGACGGGCGCACACATCCATCATCGCATGCCCGCGCATGCCGCATTGCATTGTTATGGAGGTGGGCAACGCCGAACTTTCGAACGACCGCATGCGCACCCTCATATCCTATGAAGAAGGTGTGCGTATTTTGCAGACCTATCTTGCATACCATGAGCGGCAGATGCGTCATCCCGAGTCATGCGCGCGCATGTATGCGGGGCATGAGTTTCACCCATTGGTCATGCAAACGATTCATGCATGGACGCACGCGGCTTAAGGCGCACATTGAAATTAATATCTAACCAATCATCAAGAACCCGATTCCCAAATCATGCCGCTCGCTGCGATCACCCGTGCATCTGCCTCATCTTACTTTGACACTGTTCGTAAGAACCTGGCTGAAAAACGCCGCGTCCTTGAACAGTCTCGATCGATGCAGGTTCGCAAACTCCACACGGATGTGAAGAGAATCATCAACCGCGAGCGCGAGGCCTCGAAAGAGCTGCTTGAGGAACTCATTCCAGTGCGTGTGACATGGAAGCCGGAAGCGCTGCGTGCGATCGAAGAATTCATTCCGTTCAAGATTGAATGGGAAGGTTGCCCCACGCCGCCCGCGCCTGTCTCGCCGAGCGAGATTCAAATCATCGATGAACGTGCGCCGTCCTCAGAGAACTAATAACCTGATGACAAATCTGAATACAGCTTGAGGATTGTTTTTATAACTGGATGTCGCTCGACATCCTTGTGTGTGAACTCTACAATTCCAATGTCGCTATGTTGGTTGTGCTGCGCAGACGCCGCAGACGCCGTGCCTGGCTGCGTTTCCGACGCCTCCACATCCACAATGACCGGAGCACCAACTGGTGCAGGCGCAGAAGCAGGAGCAGGCGTGCGCGGCGCAATGCGTTGCAAGAGGTCGGACAAACCATTGCGCTCGTAACCGCGATCATGCTGGCGGATGTCACCGGTCACGATCATCTTGCTGCCCTCGCCAATGCGCGTTAGGAGCATGAGCATTTGGTTGGGCGTCATGTTTTGGCTCTCGTCTGCAATGATCCATGCGTTTTCGAACGTGCGACCGCGCATGTACGCCAGTGGGCAGATCTCCAGGATTTGCTGTTTGAGCATATGCTGCACTTTTTGAGGCGAATAGTATTGATAGAACACGTCAAACACAGGCTTGAGCCATGGCTCCATCTTCTCTTCGAGTGTGCCCGGCAAAAACCCGTGCTGCTCCTCGACGCTTACCGCTGGGCGCGTCAAAATGAGCTTGCCGACAGCGCCTTGTTGCAGGTTGCGAATACCGACGTGGCATGCAATCATGGTCTTCCCCGTGCCGGCAGGTCCATAGGCAATCACAATGCTCGGCTTGGGAGCCTCCAAGAGCTTGAAGTAAGCCTCTTGTTTGGCATTACGGGGCTTGATGGCGACTTCGCGATAGTCTTTAGCAAACATGTTTGTCGAAGCATAAGAGGAGCCATAGTGATCCTGCTCTTCATAGAGGTAGATGGAGGACGACGGGGACTGACCGAACAAATCATCGTCCGAATCGTAGTCGCGCGCGCGGCGATGATGCTTGTTCTTCCCCTTCATCCCTACTATTTGACCTGAAAAAAGACGGCGCTCACCTCCATGTGGTACGCGAGTGCGCACGGGCGCAGATGCACGACGCTTTGGAGCTGCCACTGGAAGCCGTGCGATTCGAGCCTGCATCCTACCTAACTACGTCCTGTGTCGTCCTGCTTTTTCGGTATAAAATAAAACGTACTTGGATAAATAGCATGCTGCCTCCGCGTATCATCGGGCTTCTGGGGCGGTCGCGCGTGGGAAAAGACACGGTTGCGCAATTGATAACGCACGAGTATATGCGATTGGGCTATTCTTACAGCACCGTGCGGCTTGCGGCGCCCATCAAGGAGGCCGCCAAGGCGCTTTTCGGGTTCTCCGATGCCCAGATCGAAGGGAACCTGAAGGAGTCCCCGGATGCATCCTGGGGGGTGACGCCGCGTTCCGTATTCCAGAAAATTACGGCGGTTACCATGGCCGAGATGGGAACGGATTTCTTCACGCGGCTTTTGTACCGCAAATACGATAGCGGCGAGCTCGGGGAGTTTATTATTATTCCAGACGTGCGCTTCGAGCATGATCTGACCGAGATTCGCCGCCGTGGCGGCGTCGTCGTCAAAGTAACCCGCGATGCTCCCGAGGTTCCCATGCATGCGTGTGAAGACAACATCCAAGCGCTTGAGGGGGACGTGTCCATAAAAAATAATCGCTCGATGGAAGACTTGGCGAATGTGGTGCGTCTTGTCGTCAAGCACAACGCTTTCAGTCAAAGCGCACTTGACAAGTGCGCGTAGGTGACGCGGTTATCAGAGGTTTTGCTTTGGACGGCTTTTGGGTCTTGGAGCCGCCCGCAGGGGCTACTGCCTTCATTGTTTTTGTAACGGCAGCTTTCGTGGCTTTTGTTGCTTTGGTGGCCGTGGCAGCTTTCTTAGAGCTTGATGCATCCGTCGGGTTTGCTGCTGCGGCGGCTTTGGACTGGTGCATGGACATGTGGCCTTCGATCTGCGGGAGGTACTGGTGGATGTAATCAATCACATGATTCTGGAGTGCCCATCGGAAGAAATTGAGCTGCCCAACAGTGGTCTCGATGACACGAGCCGCACTCGTTTGCTCGTCGGATTTGGCGCGAGGTGAGGTAGCACCATGGCTTGTCGGTTTGGCATCGAGCGCAAACGTGATGCGCTCGTGGCGACGGAAAGGGTCAAAGTGCATCTTGGTGTAGCTCTTGAGCTGTGCACGGTATTCGTAATACAGATGGATCTTCTTGTAGTGCGCCAATGTCGCGGCATTGTTCGGCATTTGCTCGACGATGGTGTTCTTGGACTCATCGATCCAGTACAAGATGTTCATCGCTTTGGCATAATGCGTGATGAACCAATCAATGACGCGCAAGGAAATGCTGTATTGGCCGCTCACAATCTTGTACAAGATGTCACGATGTCGTGCATGTTTTTGGAAATAATTCGTCAATGATTTGAGAAGGAGTTCTTCGCTACTCGCGAATGACATTGAAAAATGAAAGCCCGATTCCTTTAAGTGTCAAGTGGCGCGTTTAGAAATCACCACCGACTTCTAGCGGCTTGCGCAGAACGTCCGGCGAAATGGTCGAGATGTTCCAGGGGCTCACCGGCACTTGCGGGTTCGGTGGCTCCGAGCGCAGTTGCAGGTTGGCATTGCGCATGCTGCTGCCTTGGGTGTTGACACCCACGTGGTAGCCAGCGGTTAGGAAGTTTTGGTCGCGCACATCGCCTTGGCCGGCCGGGTTCATCTGAGCCCAGCGGCTGTTGGCGGCGTCCTTGGGCAGCAGGTCGTCGGCGGTCAGACGATCGCGCGGGAAGCACGAAGGCGAGGGCACGGCCGGGGCAGTGGCGCCACTGACCTCGTTGAAGACCTCGTTGCCTTGCGGATCCGAGGCGCCATAGCTGCCGAGGCCGGTGGCGGCGGCATCCGGGCGAGGGTTGGAGAGTTCGGCGACCGACTTGGCCGTCGGCACTTCTTGTTGAATGATGTCACCGTAGAACTTCTCAATGTTGGCGATCTTCGCCTTGCGGTTGTAGGTCAGGAACACAAATCCTAGGAGGATGACCAGCAATAGTACAGTCACGACCACGTAGGTATTTTTCGAGGCAAGCTTCATTGAGATTCTATATTCTATCTCAGATAAAATATTTCGTGTGCGGCGCATGTCTCGCCCCGAGTCTATTCCATGATCAATTGACCGGATTTGACGCCTAAGATTTTCTGACCCAGTTTTTCCAGGTTGTCGTTCCAGAGTTTGTCCGGACGTGGTTGATCCTTGGCGATCTCGTAAAGCTCGTGCATCTGTCGGTTGAGCGTCTCGAGGTATTTGTATTTTTGCATAAGTGCGGTCATCTTGTCAGTTACAGTCCTAGACGCCTGCTGCAATTCCAGCGACCACTGCGACTCAATCTCGAGGCGATCCACGTCTTCGACACTGTCGTCCTCGGAATCGTCTTGAATGTGGATTTCTTCGATGTACCAGATCACGCTGAACGACGTCGTGCTTACGCGAATCGCAGACGGAACGATCACGACGCTGGCATCGCTCGCAAGCGCTGCTTCAAAGGCGTCTTCTTGCGAACAGGTTCTACCTCCCGTATAGTACTTGCAGGGGCGCGAGTCCGAGAGGCGCGCAAGGATGCGCCCATGCGCGTCAAACGAGTCTGTAAAGAACTCGCGGATTTTGTCGGCCGTGAGGGCATTTTGAAACCAGTGCTTGTTGTGCTTGATCATGAGCTCCAACGCCTGACGGTCACAGTCGAGCACGTAATCGCGCCCGATGTTGTTCGTAGGAATCCAGACGCGGACTTTGTCGCTCGCGTTTGCGTCGCCGCTGCCGCCGCCGTTCCCCACCGGCGAAAGTTTCGTGTCCATCAACCGGATCCGGGGGAGGCTCTGCGTTTCTTTATCGAACAACCGCACGATGTAGCCGTTGGCGCGTTTGATCGGCTTTACCGGCTGTAAGCGCATGTCTAAACATCGCCCAGGGATTTCTAACGTATAATGTAACGCGCATGGAGAAAAATAATGGCTTCTTCGACTTCGTGATGGATTTCGTCAAAGAGGAGATTCGAAAGCCCGAGATCAAAGATGACATCCTCAAGCCGCTGCTGAAATGGGTCTTGTGGAATTTAATGCCGTATATGTTCTTGTTCTTGGGACTGAACTTTTTCTTTACGATCCTGGCAGTGCTGTTGGTGAGCGTGATGGTACGGAATAGGACTGCATGAACATTTCGTCAACATATTTTTTCAAGAGTCGTGCTATGTTGTCATGCAATTGCTGAAAGTAAGTAGACAACAAAACTATTATGACCATTATTGTTTCCACAAAACATTCTGCAACCTACCGTTTTGACACGTATTCGGTCTCCAACATTCAATTGTTGAATTGTGGATGACGCCACATTAATCCATACATTCGTAGTTGCTATATCTTTCCATGGCTGCATACCATTCACCATGACTTCATTCTTTTCTAATTTCAGTGCCCCTGCAGATGCTGTATTATCCAAAAGTCCATTCCATGATATGTAATAATATCCTTTGACAGAGGCTGTAAATACTCCTGTGCCGGTGTTCAAACAAGATCCAATATTTAAATATACCTGATTCCATATCACAACGGCATCAACAGCAACTCTAAAGTCACCATCACCGTATTTACACCAAGCACTAACATATATATTGTTCGGTGTAGAAATATATCCATTTACATGCAAAGCGCAACTGGGAGCCGTCGTTCCTATTCCTACATTTCCTCGTATATATGCGTTGCCAGAACCACCTTCAATTGCAAACAGATTCGTCCAGTTCGTAGATTTGAATGCGATTTCTTCTGTGTTTATCACGTGAACTCCCAGTCCTTGACGACCAAATGCTCCGCGAGTACTTGGGTATGGTCCCATCCCCATTTGCCCAGAGCCACCCCAACTTATCGAATATATTGCTTCTGGATACGTTGTTTCATTACTACCCAAGCGAAGTGTACCATTTGCGAGACCGGACGCACTGAAGGGAACATGTATGCGTGCCAATGGACTCGACGTGCCGATACCCACATTCCCCCCATTCGCCACCCGCATTGCTAATACACCCCCGTCGTCATAAAAATCTGCAATGGGATGTGCCCCCAACTGTGTCACGCTGAGCGCAGGGCCGACGCCATCGTTCGAAATAACCATATTACTTGCATACGCCGTCTTGAGTATGCCGCTGCTGAGCTCTCCGTTTTCGTGGCGGAACATAAAGGGTCCATCGGACGCCCTTTCAAGGACAGTACCGCCCATCTTGACATAAGTGTCCATGGTGGCGTCCTGCTGTGTGACCTACCTATATCCAAATTCCACAATTTATCTTGCGTTGAAGAGCGCGACAAAGCCTCTGCACACAGGCGCTCGGTAGCCTGGTGCTGCATGGTAATCCGGGCGAACAATAACACGATCGCCATTCTTTTCGTACGTCGGCGGCATCACGGCAACGGATGGCTTGATAATTTCATCAGGCTCGCTCTTGACGTTTTTCAGGACACGGGCGATCTCACGTTTGCACGCTTTCGCTTTCTGCTCAGACGCAAACTTGAACTCGGCCTCCGTGAAGCCATCGCATACGCACCTGGCCGACGTACCATTATGTTTGCGTACGATCGGAAAGATGCTCTCTGTGAATAGGGAGCGATTGTTTGCATAGACTCCCGGTAACGTAACCACGATCCATCGCGTGGACATCCTTTGTTGTACATGAATCAAAAATAATTTCGGACGAAATGCCAAGAGGGCTCATGCAAATCGAATTGCTAATAGGTTCTATTCTTATAGGCATTGTCGTTGGACTCGTAGGAATTGGGGGTGGTATTTTGCTATTTCCTATGCTAGTGTACTTGGGTTATACGGTGCCACAAGCGGTTGCGATCTCATTATTCCTCAACGCCATCCCAAACACATTACCAGGTCTGTACCTGTATTACAAGAAAGGACACTTCAAGGTACGTCCTAGTATTGTGGTCGCGATAGGAACCGTAGTTGGAAGTACAATCGGATCATTCATTGGTTCCCGCGAATACATGGACAGAAAAACGATATTCAGACTTTATACGCTAGTCATATTTGTCCTTTCGATTTACATGTTCTATTTCTATTGTTTATAGGCGCCCTATCAGAGAGATCTAAAATCCGATGTCAACAGCTCGATGTTATGTGCGCCGTTTGTAAGGTTCCCTTGCATCATTTGCTGGTAGTTGCGGCTTACGTAATTTGACACGGCGTCTCTAACGATTCTGTACATGTACACCATGACGAACTGTGTGTAAAACACCGCAATCTCCTTTGTAACGTCATAGTACGCGTAGATTCGGTTCATGACAGACTTGTACAAAGGTGACAGGTCGGCTTCGTTCTGATCCCCCAACTCTTCTAGCCCATCAATCATCATCCTCTTCAGATACGATCTATAGCGTCCCTCGTCGTATTTTCGCTTGAAATTTTGCCATACCTTTTGCAGCGTTTCTTCCGTTCGTGGAACGTCTGTAGGTTTCACCAACTTTGAAACAGCCTGTGCACGCGATGCTTCACGCGCAAGTGCCATCCGGCGATTCAGTGCGGTTGCGATGTTTTGCTTAAGGGAGTCCGATGGCTCCACGAGTCGATATTTCGTCATGTGTTGCCGATTCTTTTTATTGTAATTGTCCATAGCATCAAACAGCAATTCTCGGGCAATCGCCGTATCGAAGAAGTCTTTTGGTCGCGTAGGGCCGTCTGGGCGCACTGCGCGCTGGTAATCTTCGCGCAAGCCCTTGGTCAGCATACCTAATTTGGCCGCCGTGCGTGGATCACGGTTGGCGCTCTCATGGATAACAGCGGCCAAGACGTCGCGTATTTTATCCCTTGACGCCGCGGCTTTTTCTGGCTCTGGCACGAGCGTCGCCTGTTTTGCCTTGAATTTGGCAAACGCTTTTTCCAGCTCTTGGAACTTGGGGCCATCGCGCGTAATGCGTGCGCCGGTCTTGGGATTCACGAGCGCAGAAGCATCTTCTGACTGCCGAATCGCCTCCCAATCCCGCATGTGGATGGGCGTATATTGCGACGCTCGCTTCGGGGCCATGTTTTTTGCGCTGCTTACATAATGCGTACAATTATTTACAAATATTTTAGGTGGCCGATTTTGGGGCTGCTTCAGCCCCTATTTAAAGCGCCTAATTGCTTGTTATATCCCTATGACTATTCCAAACTTTTCACTCACCACGACCTTACAAGGTCTTGAATCGACAATGCCATGGAAGGTTCGTGTGCAAGCGTGCGAGGATCTGGTGGGTGCGGCGGCGGCGCCGCATGCCGAAACCGCAGCCCATATCGATCTGCCCACGATCCTCCCAGCCCTCGTGCCGCTGCTCTGCGATGCCAAGCTCGCGGTGCAGGAAGCGGCGTTCAAAGCCGTGCGTGCGCTGTGTAACACAATCGGAAATCGCGATATTGAAGCTTTGATTCCCAAACTGATTGAAGCGATGGCGGATCCAGCAAAGGTAGAGGATACCATCCATCAATTGGCGGCCACCACATTTGTTCAGCAAATTACGGCAGACACCCTCTGTGTCCTGGTGCCCTTACTGCAACGCGCATTGGTTTTGCGCTCGAAGGCGGTGCAGCGCAAAGCCTGCATCATCATCGAGAACATGGTTCGTTTGGTGGATGATCCGAGCGATGTTACCTATTTCTTGCCGCCGCTCGTGCCGCTGGTGCAAAACGTGGAGCATCTTGCGGCGAGTCCAGAAGTGCGGGAGGTCGCCGCGCGGTCGTTGGCCACGCTCGAACGCATTGTCAATATGGCGCGTACACGAGCTAGCGCGGCACGTGCGGAAGACGTTGAGGAGGGCGAGGATTTGTGCAATTGCGAATTTTCCCTGGCGTACGGCGCCAAAATCCTCCTCAAGAAGGCGCGCCTCCACATGAAGCGCGGCAAGGTATACGGTCTGTGCGGCCCCAACGGTGTTGGCAAATCGACGCTGCTGCGCGCCATTGCCAACGGCCAAGTCGATGGCTTCCCACCGCCGTCGGAATTGAAGACCGTGTACGTGGAGCACGATATCGACGGTGACCTATCGGATTGCAGTGTATTGGATTATGCGGCCGCAGCGGTGGCAGACGCTACAGACGCTGCAGACGCTGCAGACACGGCTGCCGCTAGTGCCCTCCTGACCGCGCACGGCTTCTCCGACGCCATGTTGCGTGCCGCCGTCGGATCGCTCTCAGGAGGCTGGAAGATGAAGCTTGCCCTCACGCGCGCCATGCTGCAGAAGCCGGATATTCTCATGCTGGATGAGCCTACCAACCACTTGGATGTGACGAATGTTGCCTGGCTCGAAGATTACCTACAACCCACGCGCCTCAATGGCGTCTCTTGCATCATCGTATCGCACGATTCTGGTTTCTTAGATCACGTATGCACGCACATCATTCATTATACAGATTTCAAGTTGCACGTGTATCGGGGCAACCTATCCGCATTCGTCGCACAGCACCCCGAAGCTCGCAGCTATTACGAGCTCGATGCATCACCTGTGCATTTTACATTCCCAGAGCCGGGATTCCTCGAAGGCGTAAAAACAAAAGATCGCGCTATCCTTCGCATCACAGATGCCAGCTTTGCATACCCTAGCGCACCCGATCGCATGATCTTTAACAATGTCTCGCTCAATTGCTCGCTGAATTCACGTGTAGCCGTCCGTGGACCCAATGGCGCCGGCAAATCTACGCTGATCAAATTGTTGGTGGGCGAGCTCGAGCCAATGACGGGCTCTGTGTGGCGCCACCCCAATCTGCGGATTGCCTACATGGCACAGCATGCCTTTCACCACCTTGAAAAACACCTGGACAAGACGCCGTTCCAGTACATGCAATGGCGCTATGCGACCGGAGAGGATCGCGAAAAGGAGGACATGGCGGTGCGACAGCTGACGCCCGAGGAACGCGCGCGCATTGAAAGCAAGTTTGTTGTGAATGGCGAGAAGCGTGTGATCGAAGCCATTGTTAATCGCCGCAAGCTCAGAAAAGACTATGAGTATGAAGTGAAATGGCAGAACCTGACGGAGGACAAGAACACGTGGTTCGCGCGCGCTGACCTCGAGGAGATGGGCTTTTCTAAATGGGTGATGGAAATGGATCAGCGCGAAGCCGCGCGCCTCGGCATGATCGCTCGTGCGTTAACATCTGCAAACGTCGCTGCGGCGTTTGCGGACATGGGGCTAGATCCCGAAATTGCATTGCATAGCCACATTGCTGGCCTATCCGGTGGCCAGAAAGTCAAGGTCGTTTTGACGGCGGCCATGTGGCTCAACCCGCATATTCTCATATTGGACGAGCCAACCAATTATCTAGATCGCGATTCGCTCGGAGCGCTCGCGGGAGCGATCCGTGCCTTTGGAGGCGGCGTGCTCATCATTACCCATCACAATGAGTTCTCGGACGCCCTCTGCAACCAGACGTGGTCGCTCAGTCAAGGTCGGCTGGAAGCTACGGGTGGAAACGACGCTGATACGAAAGAGAAGGTGAATGCGCAGGCGACCGCTCTCACGGAAATGGTGGATGCCTTTGGAAATACCATTCAGATCAAAGCGCCGGCAAGCCAGACGCTGTCGAACAAAGAACGCAAAAAGAAGGAGAAAGAGCGTCGCGCACGCCGAGCGCGTGGCGAAGAAGTCAGCAGCAGTGATGACGACGCCTAGCGACGCGTAGATCTAAATCGCCCGATCAAATTCGCGCCGTTGGTAGTTCATCAGCGGCAGATCCTTTCGAACACGGTCAATGATCGCTTGGACGTCGTACCCCTCCTTGCAGGAGTACACGTCGAGTGCAAAGCGATTGCTCTCTGGCCATGTGTGTATAGATATGTGAGATTCGCTCAGAAGATAGAGCGCCGTCAAGCCGTATGGTTTGAAGGAGTGATGCGAAATGCTCAAGACGGTCAATTGGCATTCTTGAGCAATGTCTTGTAACATTCTGAGAATGAGGTACAAATCATTGAGCGGACTCCCTACGGGGTCGCCATCATACTCGATGACGCCTTCAATCAGTGTCGCCTTCCCGAGGTGCATTTGCGCTTACGATTGGGTGTTCCCTATTGCCTAAATACAAAAATTAGCGCACATATTTTTCCTTTTTACCGCATGCCATGCAACTTGGCCATGCTTTGCATCCGTGCGATGTGCGCAGGATTGTTGGGACTCACGCTCCAAGCCATGCAATGCGTCTGAAGCAGACGGAGCGCGCGTTCGAATTTCTCTTTTCGTCGGTCTCGAAACCGCACCCAGCTCCGCCAGATTTGAAGCACGGCATGGCGTTTCTCGGCGCGACGGGTCACATTCACAATAATCATGTCTGGGAAGATGTCATTGCCGTCCTCCAGAAGAACCCTTGTCAACCAATAGGTGCCAAAGCTGTATTCATACAGAAGTCGCTGGATACGTCCAAGATACACGTGCTCCTCACCGGTGTCCGCTTGGATCTCTCGAATGCGCACGACATCGCCGATGGCGAGCCGCATTCCGCCGTGAAATACCGAGTTTCTTTCTCATGCGACCGGTGCCAATCATACCATCGGGGAATAGGCTGGAGCTGGGTGGATCAGTTTTTGGAAGGCTCTCGATGATTTTCATGCATCTTCATCCACACAGAGTGTGTCAAAAATACT